GCCTTCGAAACGGGAAAGTACTGCTGACAGCGCCTGCCTCAGTCATCACTACCGAGATGCGGGCTCGGGTTTCCAATGCAAAACCGGAGTTGTTACGCGCGCTCGCTCAGGAAGAACCCGAGTTCGATTCAGGCAGAGAATTGCAAACAATCGCATCCCTTATGGCTCTTGCCTATCGTCGGCACCTTTCGGTCTTACGCGTCGGACATTCGACTTTTCGAGGCGGAAGTGGAGCAGTTGCGTTGGCGGCCGATGAGAGCGTTCATGGTGATGACCTATGCCCAGAATGAAGCTCGTCGCCGGTTCGTGCCCTTCGCCGGACGACCTCGAGAATCTGATGCGCCTCCCGGCGGAGGCTCTTCACCGGCTCTATCGGCGGGTGTTCAACACCGACCTACCGTCGGGCAACTCGGAACAGGCCCGCCGCAAAATCGCTTGGCGTCTGCAGGCAAGAATGGAGGGCGAGTTACCCGAATCAGCACGGCAATACGGTCTCGCGATCGCCAGAAGTGCCGCCGTCAGGATTCGCAACCTAAAGACGATCGGTGATGAACCGCTAGTTCACGCAACGGTCACGCAGCTTGTGTCTGACCATGATTCCCGGATTCCGATGCCCGGCAGCGTGCTTGTACGAGAGTATCAGGGCCGGTCGCTTGTTGTCCACGTACTGGAGGCTGGTTTTGAACTTGATGGTCGCCGGTTCAGTTCGCTGAGCGCGGTCGCCCTTGAAGTCACTGGCACGAGGTGGAACGGGCTTGCTTTCTTCGGTCTTACCAAGGAGCGGAAAAATGGCCGGTAGTGCCCAGCGAGTACAGACTTCACGATCTACTAAGACCGTCCGATGTGCAATCTACACGCGCAAATCTACCGACGAGGGCCTCGAGCGGGACTTCAACACTCTTGATGCTCAGCGAGGGGCCGCGGAGGCCTATATTCGAAGCCAGCAGGAGGAGGGTTGGATCGTTGCGCCGGATAGATACGATGACGGCGGCTTCAGCGGCGCCAATATTGAACGCCCCGCGCTCAAACGCCTCTTGAACGACCTTGAGTCCAAAAAAGTGGACTGCGTCGTCATCTACAAGCTAGATCGCCTCACCCGCTCACTAGCAGATTTTGGGAAGATACTCGAGCTATTAAATAGGTGCGAAGCCACTTTCGTTTCGGTGACGGAGCAGTTTAGTTCATCAACTTCCTCGGGTCGACTGATGATGAACATGCTTCTGACGTTCGCCCAATTCGAACGGGAAATGATCGCCGATCGGACGCGCGACAAGGCCCACGCAGCGCGCCGCAGGGGTAAATGGATCGGCGGAAATCTAATCCTCGGCTACGACGTCACCCCGAAAGGCGGAGAGCTTGTTGTTAATCGGGCTGAGGCAAAGAAAGTTCAGGAGATCTTTCGGCTTTACCTCGAATTGGGTTCTCTCATTCCAGTGATCGAAGAGCTAGACAGACGCGATTGGCGGATGAAGGCGTGGATCACGCGTGAAGGCCGAACGCGGGGCGGCGCAAAGTTTCGGAAGAACACGCTCCACAATCTTCTGACGAATGTTGCGTACACGGGCCGGATCCTTTTCGAGGGAGAAATATACCCTGCGGAACATCCCGCGATCGTCGCGGATGAGTCGTTCAATCGGGTGCAGGAACAGCTCAAGGTCAACAAACGACACGGAGGGAAGCGAGTTCGCAATAAACACGGAGCACTCCTGACAGGTCTAGTACGATGCGGTAGCTGCGGCGTGGCCATGGTGCATTCCTTCACACGTAAGAAGAACGTCGTTTACAGGTATTACGTCTGCATGATTGCCCACCAGCGCGGCTGGAACAAGTGCGAGACACGGAACGTCTCGGCCCCGGATCTCGAGGAGGCCGTGATCGAGAACCTCCGGCGGCTAGCGAAAACGCCGGCGATGTTATCGGAGGTGTTGAAGCACGTTGGTCTAGGTCGAACACCCGGTGAAGCGATAACTGACCCTGGCAACGTACAGGAGTCGTTGACCAAGTTCGATCCGCTTTGGAATCAACTCTCAACGACAGAGCAAAGTGAATTGATCCGCGCCGTCATCAAGGAGGTGCGGTACGACGGCGTCACAGGCAAAGTGACGCTGGGCTTCTTAACCGAGGGGATCAAGCGACTATGTTCCGTATAACCTTCCTTGGAGGACGGCTATGTCTCTAGAGGTCCAGTTTCAACTGAAACCTAGGTTGGTGGTGCGGTCCGATGGGCTCAAAGCCGCGGATATCGGCTCCGGCAGACGAGCGCCGGTTACGATGGCCCTCGCACTCGCAATTCACTTCGACGACTTGATGCGCCAAGGCGAGGCGGCGAATTACTCCGATGTCGCTCGTCTGAGTTGCCTCAGTCGCGAACGAGTGAGCCAGATCATGCGGCTCAATTATCTCGCCCCGGACATCCAAGTGGAATTGCTTTATCTTCCTGCGCTTCCTACGGGAAAGTATCCTATCAGCGAAGCTGCGACTCGCGGTGTCGCCAACTTGCTCGGTTGGGCGGCGCAGCGTCAAGCATGGATGGATCTGAAAAAAAGTCACGGCGTCGCATAGCTTAGGTCCACGCGTACCACCGCGTGGCATCTGACCACCAATCGGGGGAAGTGGTCGGTAGTGGGTCAGTTTGAATCCACTACCGACGCACGCGCGCTGCTTAGGTTTGGATTAGCGGGGAACCCGAACAAGGCACCATTGAGCACCAGACTCCGTGTGGCACACCGGCGAGCGGGACAAAGTTAATACTCAGGAACTCGCGCATGCTCTCCCCCGATGTCTCGAGCAATAACACCCGGTCCAAGCACTGATGCCTTATGGCGAAGGCGATGGCTTCATCGGGAGTCGTGTTACCGAGCCAATCGTCACCCGCAACGTCAATCCGGTACCATACACAGAACTGCTTGTAGACATCGGGATCGATCATGCCATTACCTCTTAGTTTCTAGCTGCTCAACCAAGTGCAAGGATTGGATTAGACGATCTTTCAGGTGCTTTCGCAGACCTCTAAAATTCTCACGGGTCCCGCCTCCCGGCAATGCGTAGTTTCCAAGCGGTGACGCGCTCGCCCATGAATTTCCGATCGTCTGGGGTTAGCGTTTCAGCGGGGTAGGAGAATTTGAGAATACCATCGGACCACGGTATTCCCTCGTGAGTATCGCGTTTGCCGCCAAGTCGATCCGCTTCGCAAGAAACCGCTGATTGTCTGTCTCTGGTTCCCTCACATGGCTCCCATTGTCGTCTTCACGATGGCAGTGGACCGAGGTTCTGCTTTCGCGAAACACTATATTGTGGCGCCGTAGACTGTCAACTGCAAGGGTAGCCGCTGGGCAAGGCAGAACTCCCGCTCTAAACTCTTGAACCTAACAACCGTTCGCACGGTTAGCAACGGATAGCTAAGTCGAAGAATGTACGCCAGTTATTTCTAGTCTTTCCCGTTTTCTTCGAATACGATTGACTACGATGCATATAGAAGCATGGCCGGTCGATCGACCCATCCCATACGCGCGCAACGCCCGAAAGATTGGCGACAGGGCCGTGGACAAAGTCGCCTCGTCCATCAAGGAGTTCGGATTCAGGCAGCCGGTGGTAGTGGATGTCGACGGCGTAGTCATTTGCGGCCACGCGCGCCTGCACGCAGCGAAGAAACTTGGCCTGGCGGAAATTCCCGTCCATGTTGCTGATGGCTTGACGCAATCTCAAGTCCGCGCATACCGACTAATGGACAATCGGAGCCACGAGGAGACCGACTGGGACCTTGAACTCCTCGGGCCGGAAATCACAGAGCTGAAGGATCTGGGCTGCGAACTGGACCTCACCGGCTTTGACGCGCGCGAAATTGACTCGTTGCTTGGATCCGCGGATGATGACGCCGAGGCGAACGCCGCTCCGCCGTTGCCGTCCCGCGCGGTAAGCCAACTCGGCGATCTGTGGATTTGTGGCGGCCATAGGGTGCTGTGCGGCGACGCTACGCATGACAGCGCGACCGTGCGGCTGCGTGCGCGAACCGGACCGATCCTGATGGTCACCGACCCGCCGTACGGTGTTGATTACGACCCGGCGTGGCGCGAAGAGGCGGCTCTGAATCCGAAGACAGTCCAGAGCGGCAAAGTCGCGAACGACGACCGGGTTGATTGGTCAAAGGCGTGGGCGCTATTTCCGGGGGATGTTGCCTACGTTTGGCACGCCGGGATTCATGCTGGAGAGGTTGCCGCCAGCATCGTCGGAGCCAACTTGCAAATTCGCGGCCAGATTATTTGGCGTAAGACACATTTTGCGATCAGCCGTGGCGCCTATCACTGGCAGCACGAGCCTTGCTGGTATGCCGTCCGGAAAGGCAAATCAGCACACTGGCGAGGAGATCGGACACAAACCACAGTGTGGGATGTGCCAAACCTGAACCCCATCGGGGGTGACCGGAAGGAGGAGAAGACGGGTCACGGAACTCAGAAGCCGGTGGAACTGATGCGTCGTCCCATACTGAATCACACCGAGCGAGGGCAGGTCGTTTACGATCCCTTTCTCGGCTCTGGGACAACTCTGATCGCGGCCGAGCTAACCGAGCGTTCCTGCATTGGTATGGAGATCGAGCCAAAGTACGTCGACGTCGTCGTCACACGGTGGCAGAATCAGACCGGCCGCGAGGCCACGCTCGAAGGCGATGATCGTACGTTCAATCAGATCTCGGTTGCCCGCCATGGCGTCGACGCCACCACCAGCGAGCGCGTCCTAGAGGAAGCCTAATGGGCCTGCGTGGTCCGGCACCGAAGCCGACGGAGCTCGTCGTGCTCGATGGGAACCCAGGCAAACGTCCGCTGAATCGTCGCGAACCGAAGCCCCGATTCACCACCCCGAAATGCCCGGAATACCTTGATGAGACGGCCAAGATGGAATGGCGGCGTTTAGTGCCCATTCTGAAACGAATGCGAGTTTTGACCGAGGCAGACTACTTAGCGCTTGGCAGTCTCTGTCAGAGCTACAGCACGCTGATCAAGGCTCAGACCAAACTGTCGGAGGGCGGGCTGCTGTTCAAAACGCCGTCTGGCTACGTCCAGCAGAGTCCATTGTTGTCGATCGTGAATTCCTGTGTAGAAACCATAACGCGCCTTTGTCGTGAATTTGGATTGACTCCCGCGAGCCGGTCGAGGCTACAGATGCTCGAAGAACCGCGGACGAATCCGCGAGACAACATTCTGGACTTCTAGATGTGCCGTTTGACGAACAGCGGGCTGACCGCGCGGTTAACTTTATCGAACAATACCTCTCGCATACGAAAGGCCAGTATGCCGGCCGCCCTTTTCTGTTGAGGGACTGGCAGAAAAAGCACGTCCGGGAAATCTTCGGACGGGTCAATGCCGATGGAAACCGACAAATCCGACAAGTGTACTGGGAGATCCCCAAGAAAAATGGAAAGAGCGAGATAGCGGCGGCAGTGGCGCTTTGCATGCTATACGCCGACCGGGAGCCGGGAGCGGAGATCTACGGCGCTGCGGCCGACCGCGACCAGGCGTCTATCGTATTCAACGTCGCGCAGGCCATGGTCCGCTCCAACTCAAAACTCTCTCAGCGTTCCAAGATCATTGACTCCAGCCGCCGTATCGTTGTGCCCAATATGGGGAGCTTCTATCGAGCCCTCTCTGCCGAAGTCGCCACGAAGCACGGCTTCGACGTGCACGGCTGCATTTTCGATGAAGTTCACGCGCAGAGAGACCGGCGCCTGTGGGAGGTTCTTACTTTTGGGGCCGGCGACGCGCGCCGTCAACCCCTAACCTTCGCGATCACGACCGCAGGCATCCCGGGAGAGAGTCCGGTTGCGGAAGAACTACACGACTACGCGGATCAGATTCTTCGGGGCCTTTTGCCCGAGGATCCAGCGTTCTATCCGGTCCTCTATGCAGCCGCCGAAGCCGACGATTGGACAGACGAGGAAGTTTGGCGTTCCTGCAATCCTGCCCTTGGGGACTTTCTGAGTCTCGATTCCGTAAGGGCGGCCTGTGAACGCGCAAAGCGGCTGCCAAGCGAGCAGAATAGCTTTCGGCGCCTGCGCCTCAATCAATGGGTGAAACAGGAAATCCGCTTCGTTGATATGACGGCGTGGGACCGGTGCTCCGGCAAGGTCGAGATCGCAGAACTTCAACACTTACCCTGCTACGCCGGCCTGGACCTTTCTACGAAGCTGGACGTGACCGCTCTCGTGCTGGTATTCCTGGACGGCGACTCAATTTTTCATGTGCTGCCATTCTTTTGGCTGCCGAGTGAGAACATCTCAAGCCGACTGCACCAGGAAAGCGCGCGTTATCGCCAATGGGCGAAAAGGGGCTTCCTGACGCTCACCGATGGCAACGCTGTCGAATACGCGGCAGTGCGGCAGAAGCTCAACCAGCTGCGCGACGAGGTGGGGCTGGACATCCGGCAGGTTGCCTTCGATCCGTGGAACGCGCAGTACTTTGCGCAGCATCTCTCAGAGGATGGCTTCCAGATGGTAGAAATTAGCCCCACGTATCGCCACCTGTCGGAACCGACAAAGGAACTTCAAATTGCCGTCCTCGACGGTAGAGTGCGGCACGGCGGGCACCCTGTTTTGCGCTGGATGGCCGACTGCCTAACCGTCAAACAGGACATCAACGGCAATATCCGGCCGGTGAAGCCAGAGCGACTGAAGTCATCCAAGCGAATTGACGGGATGGTCGCACTGGTGATGGCTATGAGCCGGGCGCTTGTCGACGAGGGCGGTTCGGTGTATGCGAAGCGTGGAGTGCTTGTGGTCTGAATTCCCAATAGAACATTGGTTCTAGGGCTTTGGCGGGAACTTGGAGTCAAAGGCGTTCTATTGCTGTAACGGCTCGGTCGTGGATGCCCGGCTCTCACCAGTTTCCGAGTGGCGCGTATTCCAG